TTGAGCGAATAAATATTTTTGAACATCAGAAAGTTCTTTTTCAGAGTTTTCTTTTTCATGTTTATAATAACGTCTTAATATAAAATTACCAGAAATATTTTTAGGATTATCAATAAGATATCTTTTAGCGGCACTTGGACATATTCTAGTGCATTTATCAGTATCATTATGATATCTAGGATTACAAATTATACCGCAAAAATCTTTAGCAATATTACTAACAGGACATTTGTCATTAAAATTTTCAATATTAGTATTATAATTATTAATATAAGTTAATATAGCAATACTAATAATAAATAGTATAATATAGTTAATATATTTCATTCATAAATATTAGGGTATCTCTATATTAATTATATTTTAAAAATATTGAAATATTATATTAATATAAAAAAAAATTATATTAATTATAATAAATAAATTATTACATTTATCATTATATTGTGATATTTGATCAATAAATAATATTATATAAATATTAATGATAATAATATAATATATTATGATAAAAAAATTATTTCATTTATCAGATATTCATATCAGAAACGGTGATATTAATTATAGTAGATTTAATGAATATAAAATTGTATTTAATAACTTATTTGAATCAATAAATAATTATATAACAAACTATAAATTAAAAAAGGAAGAATATTTGATAATTATAACAGGCGATATATTTCATAATAAAAATAACATTGGAAATTATGGTTTAATGTTATATAAAATATTAATTGAAAATCTAACAAAAATAGGTTTAACTATTATTTTAGAAGGAAATCATGACAGTATACAACACGAATTAAATCAACCATCTTTAGTTACATCAACAATAGGAATAGATAATCTAATTATTTTAAATGAATCTAAATCATTTAAAATAGATGATATTGGTTTTTCATATGTTAATATTAGAGATACTTTAGATAATTTATCTAATTCTGGAAGAAAAAATATTCTTAAACCTTTTCCAATAATTTATGAACCTGTTAAATATAAAATTGCATTATTTCATGGAACATTTGCAAATATTAAATTATATAATGGTACAAATATTACATCTGATTCGAATCCATATCCATTTGAATGGATAAAAGATTTTGATTTTGCATTATTAGGTGATATACATTTAAGACAGAAGGGTATATATAAAAATAAATTATTATGGTGTTATAGTGGTTCATTGATACAACAAAATTTCGGCGAAGATATTATTGAACATGGTTATGTTATATGGGATTTAGAAAAAAAAGAAATATATGATGTAAATGTGTTAAATAATTGTGGTAAAATAAATTTAAAAGAAGAAAATAATAAGATATTATATCGTAAAACAAATAAATTTTATGAATTAGATGAATATATATATAATAATATTAATTTATTTCCAAAAAAATTAGAAATTAAATTTTTAAGTAGTTTTGACTATCATAATATTGAAAATATTATGAATAAATATAATATTAAATATAATATTGTTAATAATAATAGTAATAATTTTATTAATAATAAAAAACCATATCTATTCAATAATAATTCTTATGAAATTAATAAAGATGATATGATTAGTTATTTTGAAAATCATTTAGAAAAAGAACAATATATAATTCTTTTAGATATTTTTAAAGATTATGATAAATTATTATTTAATATTGATAATTATCCAAAAGAATTAAAAGATGAATGTTTAAAAAAAAATAAAGAATTATCATTATATATTAATAATTGTAAATTAAGTGAAGATAATATAAATATTACATCTAATTTTATTATTAAATATTTAGAATGGGATAATTTATTTTGTTATACAAATAATAATATTATTAATTTTGAAAATTTATCAAATTCTACTTTTATTATATCTGGAAAAAATGGTATTGGTAAATCTGCTATATATGATATTTTAACATTGGCATTATGGGGTGAAATTACCAAAAATAAACAAAATGAAATAACATCTGGTATTATAAATTATAATTGTGATAGCGCATCAACAAATATTGAATTCTATAGTAATAATGAATTATATAAAATTAAGAGAAAATTTGTTAAAAGAAAAGATAATTCATTATTAATAAAAATTACAACAGAATTATATAAATTTAATGATAATAATTTTATTTTACTTAAAAAAGATAGTGCATCTAAAGAATACATTATTAAATTAGTTGGTAATATTGAAACATTTTTATCATCATCAATGATAACACAAAATATAGATTATGATATTTTAAAAATGAACTTTAAAGATTGTACAGAAATTATAGATAAAGCAACAAATATTCAATACATATATAATTTATATTCTTTATTTAAAAATGTTTTAAATAAATATAAAGATTTTAAAAAAACAATTATTTCAAAAAAAAATGTTTTCATCGAATTAATTAATACTTTTAATAATAAATTTACTAAAGAATTTATATTAGAACATTCAAATAAATTGGATATTTTAAATACTAAGAAAAAGGAATTTAATAATAAGTTAAATTTATTAAAAGTTGATATAGATAAAGATATTATATTTATTAATTATGAAATTATGATTAATAAATTAGGTACAATTAATATAAAATCAAAAGAAGAATATGATAAAATAATTGATAATTTCAATGAATTAAAATATTTTTTCAAGAATTATAATATTGATGAAAATGAAATTATCAATTTATATAGTAAATATAATAATACATTAATTATTAATAATGATATGAAAATTGATAAACCATGTGATTTATCCATTATACAAAATGAAAAAAAATTATTAGAAAATTATAAAAATTTTGTAAATTTGTATCCAAATGATAATATAGATTCATTAAATAATAAATTAAAAAATTATAATAATGAATATGAAAAATATTTAATAGAATTAGATATTATTAATAATAGTAAACCAATATATTGTGAAAAACCGTTATTTGATTATAATAAAATTCTAAAAAATATACTTTTTTTATTTAATAATATTGATGATTTTTTAAATTATTTTAAAAATAATACAAAATTAAATATTAATGATAATATAGAATTATTTGATAATATTACATATAATATTATTTTAAATAATAAAAATAAAGAAAAAATATTATTAAATAGAATTCAAGATTATAATAATAAAATTTTAATAATTGATAAAAATATTAAAAATGAAATGAGTTTATTTAATAATAATAATCCAATTTCTAAACCTGAAATTGCAATTAAACTTAAAAATAGTATGTCAATTACTAAATATATATCTAATATTGAAAATATTAATGAAGTAATTGATTATAATAATAAAAATATTGAAGTAATAAATAGTTATAATAATAAAAAAGATGAAATAAATACTATTTCTATTCAAATTAAAGAATTTGAAAATGAATTAGAATTATTAAATAATAATCACGAATACAAATATGATCCAAATTGTATTTATTGTTGTAAAAGACCATGGGTTATTAAAATAAATGAATTAAAAGAAAAAATAGAAGAATTAAATTCTAAAATCAATTATATAAAAAATTTTATTAAAATAAATTTTAAAAATATTAATATAATTATTAAACAATATAATAAAAATATTAATATAATTGATAAATATAATTTATATAATGAATGGTTATCTTATTATATTTATATTGAAAATAAAAATAAATTAGAAATTAATATTAAAACATATGAAAATTATAAATATTTATTAGATTGTGATAACAAAGATTTAAACAATTTGAAAAATATTAATGATAATTTTAGTAATCTATGTTATAATCTTTATAATAAATATATAGAATATAATAATTATATAAAATATACAGAATGGTATAATAAATATATTATTATTGATAATAATTGTAAAGATATTAAAAAAAATATTGATATTTTAAAAGATCATATTGATTATTTAAATAATATTAAACCCAGAATAGATAATTATAATACATTAAACAATAATTATAATTTGTGGCATGAAGCATTTAATAATTTATCAATATATAATGCTTATAAATATATATCATTTAAAAAAGATATTTCAAATTACGAATTATATTTAAAATATAAAAATAATATAATTTTACAAAAAAATATGTTAGAAAAAATTAATATTAATAAGTCAATCAATGATTTAGATAATGAAATTAATGATACTAAAACTATAATTACTGAATATAATACAACTAAAAATATTAATGATACAAATTTAAATTCACTTAATAAATTATTGGAAATTGAAAATAATATTAATAATATTATTAATATTATTACTATTATTATTGATAAATTTAAAGATTATAAAAAATGGTTATATAATGATATTATTTTAAAAAAAATTATTTTAAATACAAATAATTTTATTCAAGAATTATGTCATAATGATACTAAAATGTTTGAATTAGATTATATTTTAAGTGAAAACAAAGATATTATACATATTAATTGGTTGATTAAAAATAAAGATAATTTTAATAATTTACAAACTATTTCTATTAATCAAGCATCTGGATTTCAACATTTTGTTATTTCAATTGCATTAAGATTAAGTTTATTTAATAATAAATTTTGCGATCAATTATTTATTGATGAAGGTTTTACTGCCTGTGATAAAAATAATCTTTCAATTGTTCCTATATTTTTGAAAAATTTATTAAAAATTTTTAATACTATTATTATTGTTTCGCATATAGATTTAATTCAAGATTCAATTGATGAAAAAATTGAAATTAAATTTAATAATAATGATAAATCTTCTAATATTAAATTTTTATGAATTATTTAATATATATTTATTTATTAGATTTAATTTAATTATTCTCTTTTATAATGAAGAATAATATTAATAAATTACTTAATAATTGTGATTTACCTATTAATTATTCTCCTACTAGTCATTGTTTTACTGATTCTACACATCATACATGTTGTATTTTAGGACCTAAAGCTAGAGAATATGCTAATAATAGTGGTAATCCTATTGGTATTGCATCAGAAAAAGCATTTGAAAAAAAATTTGGTTATAAACCTAAGAAAAATGACTTAACTACATGGTGTACTTGTTTTGGTTCTTTAGTTTGTAGTCATTATGCTGATATGTTTAATGATGGTACACATATTAAATTTATTAATAATCCAAATAGTAAAAATCCTCAAATTATTAATAATATTAAATCAAAAGATTGTGAAGAATTTGTTAGAAAAAAATTAAATATTACTAAACATGGAACTCCAGGAATTAAACCTGGTTATGAAAACTATAAAAAATGTTTAAATTTTAGTATTTTTGATAATACTAAAACTTTGTAATTAAATCAGTTTTTAATTAAATATATATTTCTTTTTTTCCATATATCATGACAAAATGTTTTTATACCCCCCTTTTTTTTATTTCCCCATGCTAAAAATCTCTGTATACCTGTTCCATTTTTAAAAAAAATTACAAATTCAATATAAATATTATCTTCATCGTTAAATAATTTTAAATTTTTTGGAATATTTATATAAATTCCTTCATTAAATTTTAATTGATAATATTTTGATATTTCATTATTTGATATTGGAATGAAATATATATGTTCTGCACTCCATGTTATTTGATTATTATTGATATTATCATTATATATATTATGAATTCTATAATTTCCAGTCCAATCATTTTTTAATATTATATAATTTATTGTAGTATTATCATCAAAATCTTTTATATTTTGTAATTCTTTATTTGTTAAATTATATTTTATTATATTATCTGATTTATATATATCTTCTATATTTATTTTTTCATTTATATTTATATTATCATCTATTAAATTATCTTTTTTTAAAATAAATTCTTTTAAATTTCCATTTATTCCATCATATGATAAATATATACCCGTTTTAATTGAATTATTATAAATATAATTATCTGATAACCAAATATTAAATGATATTGTATAATTTGTAGTATTAATATTATTTTTATTAATTAATTTATTAACTACATGATTTTCAGGTATATAAGGAGTACATGTTATACTACAATGATTTGGTCGTACTATAATTGTTTTTAATATATTTGCTTTTTTATCTAATTCTTTATAATAATTTGAATGTTTTAATTTTATTATTCTATTAATATTTTCATATTTATAATATTCTTTATTATTATCATATAATCTTTTATTTTTTTTATAATATTCTGGAACATTTTTATTTTTATTAAATATTTTTGTACTTTTAATATTGGAATTCTCAAATATATACTCACTCAAAACTGTATCAAATTTATTATATTCTGGTTCATATATTATTTGATCTTCGTAATTTAAAAAATTTATATTATTATAATAATACCATTTACCTATATATCTTGACATATATTTATCTTTTGATAATAATTTATTATCAAAATTCCATCTATTATTTACATTTTTAAAACTATCTTTAATTGGATATATTACAGAATATAAATTATAACATAATATATTATTAATATATAATAATATTAATAAATTATATTTCATTATATTAATCAAATATAATAAAAATAATTAACTAAATTTTGAAATTATAATTTATATAAAAATTATTTATAATTTATACTTTATACTTTATACTTAATATGGTATTTAATATAGGTATTCCCAAAGAAATTAAAAATAATGAAACTAGAGTTTCTATTGTACCAAATGATATTTTAAAATTAATTAATAAATGTGATAATATTTATATTGAAACCAATGCTGGATTAAATTCTAATTATACTGACGATGATTATATTAAAGTTGGTGCTATTATTTGTAAAAATAAAAAAGAATTATATGATAATGCAAATTTAATTATAAAGGTTAAAGAACCACAAATTCAAGAATATGATTTAATTAAATCTAATCATATCGTTTTCGGATTTTTTCATTTTGCTGGTAATTATAATTTAATTAATGCAATGTTAGAATCCAAATCACAATGTATAGCATATGAAACTATTCTAGATGATAATAATATTCCAATTATATTATATCATATGTCGAAATTAGCAGGAGAAAATGCAATGATTGAAGCACATAAATTTAATAATAATTTAGATTTTAATATTTCATTTATAGGTTTCGGAAATGTAGGTCTTGCTGCATTTAATAAAGCATTAGAGTATGGATATAAACAAATAAATATAATTGATATTAATTTTGAAAAAATAAAAAATATTAAAAAAACATATCCATATATTAATATTTTTGAAATGAATAATGATAATTTAAAATATTTAATGAATATATCAAATATTATAATTGGTTCTATTCATAATATTGGCAAAAAAACAGATAAAATTATTAATGATAATTTATTAAATACAATGCCTAATGATGCTTTATTTATTGACGTAGCAATCGATCAAGGTGGTATGACTACACAATCTATTCCTACAACATATGATAACCCAATTATTAAATATAATAATATAAATTTATTTTGTGTACCAAATATTCCTAGTATTAATGGAAATAAAGCTTCAAATATATTATCTCATTCAATTATGCCATATTTATTAAAAATATTAAATTGTGTTGACAAATCAGATCTTATAAATGATATATATATTAAAAATGGAATTAATATATCAAATGGTGAAATATTAAATAAAAATATTATTAATTAATAAAATAAATTTATATTATATTTAAATTTATTTCCCCCCTTTTAACTTTTTTTTACTTTCCCTTTAACTTTTTTTACTTTCCCTTTAACTTTATTTACTTCTTTTACTTTTTTTACTTCTTTTACTTTTTTTACTTCTTTTACTTTTTTTACTTTCCCTTTTACTTTTTTTTCCACTTTTTTTATTTTCTTTTTTCTTACTACTCTCTTTTTCCCACCTAATTTTTTAGACTGTAAATTATATTTAATTAATTTCCATCTTTCAGATAGATCGATATCCTTTTTAATTATTTGTTCGTCTGCAAATGTATTGATTATATCTAATATATAATTATAAAAATCTTTATAATAATCTTTACTACTTTCATTGCTATTTTTAAAAAAAGTAATTATATTTCTTATTTTTTTTTTGAAGTTTTCACTAAAGAATATTGAAAAATTATTAAGTTGGGGCACACGGTTTTTTATTATTTCAAAAAGTTCTTTATTGTTATTAAATCTTATTGTTGCTAAATTTTCTGCAGTTTTACTAAAAAATCCAAGACTTTTAAATTGTTTTCTAATTGTTTTTTGATTTTTTTCATCTTTGATATATGTTATTACGTTATTATTTGATAATAATGTTAATATTTCTTCAATATTTTTATCTATTTCATTTATAGTTTCGGGTGTTGTCTGGGTTGTAATTTGGGATCTAGTCTGGGATCTAGTCTGGGATGTAGTCTGGGATGTAGTCGGGGATGTAGTTTTAAAGGCTTTATTTATTAAATCATGTATTTCCATTATATTTTCTTTAATTATTTCATAATGCTTACAATTACTGGCATCGTATATATCTCTTAATAAATCATCTTTGTTCGCTGTACGCATATCTTGTATATAATTTATTAATCTCTGTTTTCTAGAATTAACAATTGTTTCAAATGGTACAAAATTTGGTATTAGAACTTTTTCTTGTTCTGTTTGTTTTCTATATACAAATAAAATCTGTGTTAATACATTACTATATTCCCATCCTGTTATATGACAGTTTATAAAACCACCACCACTTTTTTTTCTCGAAGATATATTTTTTTTACTCATTAAATTATCTATTTATTATAAATAAGTTTATTTAATAATATTCTAATTTAATAGTATTAAACTTTTATAATGAAAGTTATTTTACTTATTAGAAGTTATAATAGATCTAATTATTTAAAAAAAACATTAAGATCCTTATTTAAAAGTGATTTAACAAAAGTTAATAAAATTTTTATTTATGATGATAAATCAAATGATAAAAATACTATTAAAATTTTAAAAAATATTAAAAAATATAATATATTAAATAAAAGTATTAAAATTATTCATGGAAAAAAAAATTATGGCGTTAATAAAGCATATATATATCCTTTAAAAATAATTAAAAAAATATATAAAAATAATACATTAATTATTGCGATTGATAATGATATTGTAA